CTGGGCTTGTAGCGCCAGCCATCATGCCTGCGCCGAGAATTCGAAGCGCTCGTGTGCCGGTGTTGTCGTAGATGTTGTTGTGCCTACGCTGGCCACGATCACGGTCCTGCACAAAGTACCGGCCATTGCGTGGCAACAGGTAGGTTGTGATCTCTTGCCAGTGTGCCCACCAAGTTGCGCGCTCGGACTTGAGCTGGCCCCAGCGGGTAAACAGCTTATCCCGAGTTACCGACTTGGGATTTGATTGTGCATCGCTGGGATATTGACTCATGTTTATGCGCCGAGGAGAGTATTTCTGCCGAGTGCCAATTGATTAGGATCAACACCCATTGGGCCGGTTAGCAATGTGCGATCTCCTCCGCCGGTATCTTGTGCTGCGGCAAGAATGGAACTGACATCAGCTTGTTTGCGGTTAGCTGCGCGGATATTTTCTTCTGCGCTTTTCTCTTGCTTGGTGGCTGTTTCAATTGCACGTTGGTTTGCTTGTGATTGCATTTGCAAACTACGTTCTTGTTGTTTGGCTTGTTTTTCGCCTGCATAAATTGTGTATGCTGTACTTGTAGCTGCAGCCGCTGCAATAGCTGTCATTGCCATAATTAGATCTCCTTCGAATAAATAATGTCTTGAACTTGATACTTTAACTTTGGCATTATCTTAGCCAATGCAGTTTGCTCTTTCGCATGCCATAACATCATCTGTGCACCGGCTTGCTTTGCCATTTTCTCTGTCTCACGAATCAATCGCAGGCCAACTGGTGATGCTCTGTGGTCCTTGTGAACAAACAAAATGTCGTTGTTGCAGATTACCAAATCAAAATAATGCAAATGCCTGACAACAATATTGGCGCTGTATCCGACCAGTTTGCCATCGATAAATGCAGCCAGCACAAGCAGTTTGTGTTGCGACTCAAGCAGCTTGTATGCGGCCCAGTCAGGCTTCAATACCATTACATGCTTGTTTTTGGCTATTTCATCCCAATGATCAACAAACAAATCTGATGCCAGTTCCTGCATTTCAGACACATCAGACCGCCTGATTTCAGTCGTTCGTGCCCCACTTTCCCGTGACATTATGGGTTTGTCGTTTTCATACGGGCACCGTTCTTCAAAGTTTTGCATACGGGTCATAATCCTCTTTGCTGTTGCGTCGAGCGTATTCCATGGCGATTGACCGCTTTGGCGTGTCCATCAATGCCAAGCAGTAGGCTGATGCGTAGTCAGGCGAGCGGCCAATGCGCTCAAAGATTTCTTCCCGGCTGGCCACCGAAATGGTCTGGCCCACCAGCTTCCACGTTGGCGCGCACAGGTCAGCGAATAACCGTGGATCAGGCGGCAACGCAATGCCGGTATTGTTTGCCGGGTCCAATGCTTCACGCATGCGCCACCACAGCTCGGACCGTTGGTTCTTGAACCGCAGCCTGCCAGACTTGTCGAGGCCCAGCGCAGCCTCAGCCACGTTGACGCCGAGCACCTGCTGGTTGGATTCGTTCAGGAAGTCATAGGGGCTCGATCCGACGCCGATAACGTCGATGTGGATCGGTGCCCTGTCCCGTAGTGCTGCGACCACCAGACCGGCCACAGTGGGCCCATCAGGCGTGGCGCTGCCGGCATAGGCTAGAGGCTCGTCAAACCACATGCCATGGCGTCTGGCGATGATGGTCTGGTCCTTACCACCTCGAGCAACGTCGACGCCCATGCTGTCCATTGGCGCAAGCTTGAGCGGCTTTTTCCACCGGGCCTGTGCCATCTCGACCCACTCGGTCGGAATAACCTGCCACGGGTCATCCTCCATGCCGGCGCTGAAGTCGCCATTGAGCATCTGTGAGCGCAGTGGCTCAGGCATTGCCTGCAGTGTGGCCATGTATCCAGTCCCCATCAGGTAAGGGTTATCGCTGATTCGCGACGGAATAAAGGTCCGCGACATTGGCGTGATTGTTTCGCCATTGTGCTCAAACTCTTCGCCGGATTGGACCTCGACATCTTTGCCATCAACGGTCGCAAACCATCTGAGCTCGCCGGGCTCGGCTGGGTTCGGGTGCTTCTTGTCCAGCCATGGGGCAAAGTAAGCGATGATCCAGCGGCCTTCCGCGGTCGTTGGAGGGTTGAAGGTTAGCAGTGCTTGGCAGCGTTGATTGACATCCGTGGTACGCAACCAGCCCATCAGGAAGCGCACCTGAATCTCGCGCATGTTGGCGGCTTCGTCGAACACCAGCAGGTCATGTGGCCGGCCTTGGTATTTCTTTTCGTCGCCAAGGTTTGGGAACGATCCGAACTCGATTTGGATGTCGACGCCGTCGGTCCGCTTGGTGCGCCAGATATTGTTCTGGCCATTGTAGCCAGCACGAGATCCGATCAGGTCTGTGAATCGATCAATGACACCGGTCAGCTCGGTGCCGTTCAATCGGAAGATGCCTACCTTGCGATGGTTTGTGAGCGCCTTACCGCAGGCTAGATCGGTCTTGCCGCCACCGGCTGCGCCACCGTAGCCAATGATGTCAGCCTCGGAATAGTAAGCCATCGACTGTGGGCCGGGCAGCGGTCGCCAAATGGTTTTGTCCGCCACCAGCAGAGCATCGAGCTCCGCCAGCTCTTCGGGCGTAAGGTACTGCAGGATTTCAGGATCGAATTCATCGACCGTCATTTGGTCTTGCGCTGGCTTGCCGCGGCGATCAGGGCTTTGACCTTAGCCGCGCGCTCGTTGTCGCTGATCTGAATCGGTCCGCCTTCAGACCCTGTGTGCTCGGTCACCATGCGGTCGCCGTACTTTTTCGGGTTCCACTTGGCCAGCAGCTTCAGCCTGTACTCGGCCCGGTTGCGCAGCCATGCGACATGGGCATTATCGTATTTCGGATTATCGCCGCCAGTCATCTCTGGCTTTGTATCGATAATCTCGAGCGCATCATCCGCAATACAGTCAGCACCAATATCTCGTGCCTCCGCGAAGCGTTGAGCAAATTCCTTGTCTTTCCCCATCCAAAGATAAACGGTCGAATAGTGAATGTTATTGTTTCGGCACCATTCACGCAGTGTTTTGCCGGTTGTAATCCATTCGCAGATTTCATCGGCTTTGTCTTTGGGGACTGGCTCAGATGGCCGTCCGACTTTTTTTGGCTCAGTCTCCTTTTTCATTTTTAATAACCTTTATCCATCGATGAGGGGTTTGAGCTCGGCGCTCGTACCGACAAATTTTGGCGATGACATGCTTTGAAATGCCGACTGCTTCGGCAATTTGCTGGTATGTCATGGCCATGTCCTCGCGCATGTCCCGGATTTTATCGATGATTTCGTCCGTGAACTTTGCGTTATGGTGATGCTGGCCGATACGGCGTCCGAGCTCGTTTAAGGGGACCATCATAGGCTTGCCCTTGCGTTTCACTTTTTGGGTGGCTTTGGCGGCTTTTTACCTTTACCGTACATGGCGTCCTCCTTTCGTGGTGGTTGATGGGCGGCATTATCTTCTTCTGTTGCGCTGAAGGCAACAACTTTTTGAGGCTGGTTCTGGCGCTTCCGCCATAACGATTGCAGGGTCAACTGTTTTTCTCCTTTAGCTTGGCTTCAATGGCGCGGGCAAACACAATTGGGTTGATACCGTTCTTACCAAACACAGGGACGATGTGGCCGTCCCAAATCTGGCTTGCCTCCTCATCCGTCAGCCCCTGCCATTCGCGCTGTGGTGGGGCGGTGTAGAGTGGAACGACCAGCGACGAAGGCTCTGGTTTGTAAGTCATGACCATCATCAGCGGATGCTTTTCTGTCGGTCTTGTATTAGCTATTCCCCACGCCACCGGCTCCGGTTCAGGCTGCGCGAGTCGGGTGCGGAGGGTTTCGATTGCTGCTGCGTGTTGCTTACTGTGTCCAACAAACATCGGCATACTCAGCACTATCGCATCCAGCACCTGCTGTGCTTCTTCGCGGGTTAGTGTAATCATAATTTTATGCACTCCATGCCTTCCCACTTGCACACAGGCTTATCCTTGCACTGGATGACAAAGCCCTCGATGTCACCATCACCGCCGCAGGACTGCACCTCGTAGCCGTAATCACCGACCTGAACGATCATCGGCTTGTCGGGATCAATCATGTCGCCCTTGTCTTTCCATTTGCTGTGCTGCCAGTCGTGTTCAACATCCATCATGGTTGCCATGACGAAACGCATTGACTGTGATTTTAAAATCATTGCGGGTTCTCCTCATCTCCAAAGTCCATGTCAACAGGGTGCGGCACATCATCATGCAAAATCACGCCATCTTCTTCAGGCAGGAATTTGCCGCAGACGACGCAGTAATAACCTTCCTCGCGTGTAAGTGTGATCATCTCATTTCCTTTGTAAGGTATCGAAGCTCCACCGTTTGTGCTGCTTCACGTAGTTTCGATACGTTTGTTTTTTTCATTATCTCAATTGAGATGGCCACAAAGGTTTCGATCTCTGCGCGCTCATCATCGCCCCAACCAATCAACCCTGCTACTGCTGACTGCAACCTTTCATCTTTAAGCTTTGCCACATGCTCGACCAGATACTCTAAATCTTCTCGAGGTATTGCTGCTCGCTGCTGTAGCAACTCGGTCATACGTTCTGCCTGCTGTACCACAAAGTTTGCATCAGGCCGTGAGCGTTTTATCATTAGTTCCCATACTCATCTTTGATCCATCGTTTCATTGCGAGGTACTGGCCACGTTGTGTGTCACCTGCAACGGTTAGTTGCGCTGTACTTAGACCAACACTCATTTCCTTAAACGCATGTCCGTTGAGATTCTTGTGTGCATGCTTGATCAACTTGCGTAGTGCCTTGGCTTTTTTCGCGTTCAAGTTTTATTCTCCGTTTTTCTCGGCATATCTGCCGCTGCTCTGTTGTGAAGTCTGGTGATATTTCTGCGATATCACATCGCAACATGTTTGGATTATCGTTTTTTATTAATGATGCTAGGTACAGGCTACAAATTGCTACCGCGGCCATGTAAACATAAATCAAATTCTTGGCCATCTTAGTGATCAGACTCATATCCTTTTCTCCGTTTTTCGTGTATCAGTCGCATCACGCTTTTTAATTGCTCGACAGAATCTTTGCCGCGGAGTTTTTCTCTGTCATCGAGCATTGCTCTACGCACGTTTAATGGGAACGTCAAAATGAATGACGCTTCGCATTCCATGATCCAGCTTGGGCAGTACGTGCAAACTTGACTGCCATCTACCAAAGTCACCATGCCCTGTCTGGCGTGTGCTTTAGGGCATGTGTTTATATCGCAGCTCATGCTAGACGAAACATTTTAGTTACTCTTGCGAGCGCATTGGCTACCGGGCTGAATGCTTCACGCACACTGTTTTTGTCGTTGAGCATTACGGATTGCCAAACGTATTCATCATCATCATCGCAGCCTGCTGGTGGTGGCTGATATGCGCATCCGATCAAAACTTTGCCTGTGTTTACCATCACAGTTTTTTTGTGATCGAATTTTTTTAACTCTTCCATTTTAATTTCCTTTCGAAAAATCAAAATTGTTTGTCGGGAAAAAAATCATTGGCTCCATATCTTGCCAATCGTCACGATCTTTTCTGCCGGCAATGCGCACATCGAGCGCGTGTTCTTTTTTTACCTCAAGCGATCCGAGCACATCAAGCCACTCGATAATCAGGATAAACGGGATGTTGCTAATTGCAGCCATTCTCAACCCGGCCCATATTTTTTCAGCGCTGATCATCAAGCTGGGGTATTGATTGACATCAACATTCCGGCATTTGACTTCAGCCCACGCAGTGATTTTTG